GAACTAGATCCACCACAGTACGGTAACGTAATTATTAGTATTAAACCAAAAAATGGAGATTATATATCCGATTTTGACAAGCAATCAATTCTCTCAAAGTTAAAAAACTATAGCATTTCTGGTATTAATCAACAAATTGTTGATTTGAAAGTTTTATATGTTGAAATCAATAGTGCTGTTTATTACAATAGTTCTCAGGTTACGAATGTAAATGATCTTAAGACTAATATTACATCGGTACTGAATACATTTGCAAGATCAAATATTAATAAATTTGGTGGGAGATTTAAGTATAGTAAATTATGCCAAACCATTGATAATGTAGACAATGCTATTACATCAAATATAACAAGAATTGTAATAAGAAGAAATCTTAAAGCATTGATTAATCAATCCGCACAGTATGAACTTTGTTTTGGCAATAGATTCCATATCAATGCAGAGGGATTCAATATTAAGAGTACAGGATTCACTCTTGCGGGAAGGACGGGCACATTTTACTTCACAGACGTGCCCGGAAGCGGCAGTATGGGTGTTCTTTCGATCGTTAGGGATATTGATGAAGTTGGTAAGTATGAAGTCGTTATAAAGTCTGCTGGAACCGTTGACTACGCCAAGGGTGAAATTATTATCAATACAATAAATATAACTTCAACTACATCTGCTAACAATGTTATAGAAATACAAGCATTCCCAGAATCCAATGATGTTATTGGACTAAAAGACTTGTATCTATCATTTTCTGTTGCTGATAGTACCATAAATATGGTTAAGGATACCATTACATCTGGCGAACAGATATCTGGCGTCGGCTATAAAGTTACTTCAAGTTACTTAAACGGAGAACTAAAGAGAGGATAAAATGATACAAACGGGCTTTGAGAAAAGAGTTAAAGTTCAGCAAATAATTGAAAGTCAACTACCAGAGTTTATACTTACCGAAAGTCCAAAAGCAGTAGACTTTTTAAAACAATATTACGTATCCCAAGAATTTCAAGGAAGTTCTATAGATTTATCTGATAATTTAGATCAGTATCTAAAGATAGATAATTTATCTCCAGAAGTAATATCTGGAACAACAACACTTTCTGCTGATATTACTTCTACAGATGAGACTATAACTGTTTCATCCACTAAAGGATTTCCATCTGAGTATGGTCTTTTGCAAATTAATAGTGAGATTATAACTTATACTGGCATATCTGGAAACTCTTTTACTGGTTGTATTAGAGGATTTAGTGGAGTAACTTCATATGAGTCTGAGTTAAATCCCGAAGAATTAGTATTTGAATCTACCGTAGCATCATCTCACACATCTGGAGATAGTGTTAAAAATCTTAGCAGTCTATTTCTTAAAGAATTCTATAACAAATTAAAGTATACATTTACTCCAGGACTAGAAAATGTAGAATTTGTATCTGATCTTGATGTTAATAACTTTGTAAAAGAAGCAAGAGGTTTTTATCAGGCAAAGGGAACAGAAGAATCCTATAAAATTTTGTTTAAAGTATTATATGGCATTTCTCCAAGAATCATTGATTTAGAAGATTATTTGACAAAACCATCTTCAGCAAATTATAGAAGAAGAGAAGTAATAATTGCTGAAGCAATATCTGGAGATCCAAATCGACTTGTTGGTCAAACTATTGTAAAATCAACAGACAGTGAAACAAAAGCATCAATATCTGAAGTAGAAATATTTACAAGGTCTGGTATTCAGTCATACTATAAGATTGGACTATTTGTTGGATTTAATGATAAAGATTTAATTGATGGTATCTTTAACATTCAACCAAAAACAAAGGTTGTGCGACCAGTATCAGTTGGTGATACAGTTATTACAGTAGATTCTACTATTGGATTTTCAAACTCTGGAATTATTGTCTCTGGAGGCAATACAATCACATATAAATCAAAAACTGTTAATCAGTTTTTAGATTGTTCCAATGTTACTTCTGCCATTCCAACTGCTGCCGATCTAAGATCTGATGAAGTATTCATTGGATATGAGGATGGTGATTTATCTAAAAAAGTTGAACTCAGTATTACTGGTGTCCTTTCAAAATTTGAATCTACTGGTGATATTACAACAACCGTAGAAGGTGAAAGAATTTACACTAAGAATGTAGGAGAAAAGATTTTAAATCCAGAAACAAATAAAACTAAGAAGCAATTATTTGCAAACAGTTGGATTTATAATACTAGCTCTAGATTTGAAATTGAAACTACCACTGGACAATCAAATATTAGATTAAAGTCCACAATTGATGATTCGAGTTTAAAAGTTGGAGATTATGTTGATATACTTAGTGGGCAAACTGAAACGGTTCTCCATAGCAATGCTTTAGTTTCTACAATCGATAAGGATACCAAACAAGTAACTCTTGATAATTTAGATCCATTCCAATTTGATGAAAATGTAATTTACACTATTAGGAGAAATGTTAATACTGCTTCAAGTGATGGAGCACCAATTGCTTATGGAAATGATACAATAATAAGTGATGTCCAAAATGTTTACAATGATCTGGATGGATATGCATATGTAGCGTCCAATTCTTTACCATCTTATACTTTAAGTGAGAATATTTTAAGTGCATCTGTTTCATCCACATCTGGAAGTGTTCTTCAGGGTTACAATCCAAACACAGAGAAGTTTAGCATCATTTCATTTGAAAATGAGGTTCCTTTCATCACTGGTGATGAAATTTATTACACTTTTTCATCAACTTCTATCAATGGGTTGGAAGAAGGATATTATTATGTGCGCGTTTTATCCGAGTCAAATAAAATCAAGTTATATGCATCAAGATCTCTTATTGTTGGTGATAACCCAGTAGAGTTTACTTCTAGTGGTGCAGGGACACATACATTTACACTCTCATCGCAGAGAAGTGGACAAATATATCCACAAAAACTTTTAAGAAAGTTTCCATTAATTCCAAATATAACAAATAGTAAAAAAGTTCCAACTATTCCGGGTTCTACAGGATTACTTTCTGATGGTGTAGAAATTATTAACTATAAGTCTACAGATAAAATTTATTATGGACCTCTAGAAAAAATAGTAGTATATAATGGGGGAACTGACTACGATATAATTTTCCCACCTGAAATTGAAATTACGGGTAGTGCATCACTTGACGCATTATCTACCCCAGAAATTACTGGAAATGTTAAGGAAATAAAAGTAGATCCACAGGATTTTGATATTGTCAATGTTCTATCTGCATCATTAAGTGGTGGTAATGGATCTGGTTGTGTTTTAGAACCAGTATTGGAAAACAGATATCGTGAAATAGAATTTGATCCCAGAATGTCATATTCTTCTGGTGGAGTTGATCCAACAGCAGATACGATCACTTTCTTAAAACCACATTATTTAAGAAATGGTGATGCACTTGTTTATGTTTATGATGGTGATTATCCAATTGGAATTGGTACATATAAGGGTTCAAATTTAGATCAGAATACAAGATTGGGTGCAAACTCAGTTTACTATGCAGAAATTGTTAGTGATAAGTCCATTAAAATATACAATTCGTTTAATAATTATTCTGCAGGAATCAACACGGTAGGATTTACTACGGCATTTACTGATGGAATTCATAAGTTTAGATTATTCAATGGAAAAAATACTTTAAAATCTATCAAGGTAATCAATCCTGGAGAAAATTATCAATATAAAAATTTAAAAGTAAAACCAGAATATATTTCTACAACTGAGAATTCCATCAATTTTATAAATCATGGTTTTTCTGATGGAGAAGTTGTAGTTTATCATGCTGATGGAGCACTATCACCAATTGGTGGATTGATAGATTCAACTGAGTATAGAATTTTAAAAGTTAATGATAATTCTTTCAGACTGGCGAGCAATTATGATAATTATGTGAAAAAATTGTCTGTCAATTTAACTGATCGTGGTGCTGGATATCATTCATTTGCATATCCAAGTATTCAAATTTCTGTAGATGTTGAATATGATGGCGTCGTTGGTGTTATTACCGCAACACCTATCGTAAGAGGAACAATTAGTAATGTATATTTGCATGAGAATGGTCTTGGATATGGATCAACAATATTAAATTTCCACAAAAAACCAAATATTAGAATTAAAACAGGAAAAGGTGCTGAATTAAAACCAACTATAATCAATGGAAAGATTACCAGAGTTGAGGTGGGAAATGGTGGAAGTGAATATACTACAGCACCAGATTTGGCAGTATTAGGAGACGGCGTTGGTGCCAAACTGAGAGCTATTGTTAGTGGTGGTAAAGTAGTTAAAGTAGTAGTTATAAATTCTGGAATTGGATATAATAGGGACACAACTTCAATTTCAATTACTCCTGTAGGTAGAAATGCAATTCTAGACTCCTCTGTAAGAAACTTAACATTAAATAACCATAACAGATTTGGTAATCAAGCACTTTTAGACCTTGAAAATGACTTACAATATGGTCTTATTGGATATACAAAAAATATTGGAAATCTTTATTATAATGAAATTCCAGGAGATCATTCTAAAATTATTGGATGGGCGTATGATGGAAATCCAATATATGGCGCATACGGATATGCAGATCCTGAAGATATTGATTCTCAAATTAAAATATTACAAAGTGGATATACTAAATCATCAACTAATATAATAGACAGACCATCTGGTTTTGATGTAGGATTTTTTGTAGAAGATTATAAGTTCGATTCTTCTGGTGATCTTGATGAACATAATGGTAGATATGAAAGAACACCAGAATTTCCAGATGGTGTATATGCATATCATGCTTCCATCACTGCCGATGGAAATAATTCAAAATTCCCATACTTTATAGGGAATACCTATAGGTCAAATCCAACTACACAATCTATAAATCAAGATTTTGATTTTAATAACTCTAGTCTTTTAAGGAATACTTTCCCATATAAAGTTAGAGAAAAGTATTCAAATAATGATTTCATTGTAGAACCTTATGAAACTCTGGTACAAAGCGCAGTCATTGATTCTGTAAGTAAAGGATCGGTTGATGAGATTGCAGTCAATTATCCTGGTTTTGGATATAGGGTAAATGATCCCTTAGTATTTGATAATGCTGAAACAAATGGTGGTGGATTGTCTGCATATGTTGAATCTGTAACAGGAAAAACAATTCTGAGTGTGGGAACTACATTTATATCATATCAAGATGCACTTTTAACATGGGAAGACTATGACGAGGTTTCTGTACAAATTTCACCTTCCCATGAATTTATCGATGGTGATCAAATAGCAATTTCTGGATTATCTACTTTTGTTTCCAACCTTTCCAAAGTACACAAAATTGGCGTATCCACGGAAGCAACAAAACTTGCTTCGCAGGTCGAATCTAATTCTGTGGTTGGATTAGTAACGGATATATTTGTGATTAATATTCCCCAATCAGTGTCAACAGGTACAACAGTCTCTGTTGGTAGTGAAAGAATGTCTGTTTTGGGTACATACCCCGAGAACAAGGTTATAAGGGTTCTCCGGGGTCTTGTAGGGTCTTCTCATACAGTTGGTAGTGATGTTATTGTAAGTCCAGATAAGTTTACACTACCAGTTAAAACAGATTATTTTGTTTCTAAGAAGAATGACAAAATATTCTTTAATTCTGTACAATCTATTGGTGTAGGTGCAACGCCAGGTATATCCATTGATAATCAATACTTTATTGGGGATAAGTACAATCAGGTATCTGTTCCAACTCAAAGCATTTATATTCCAAATCACCCATTCCAAAATTCTCAGGAAGTAACTTTTGAAAGAGTTCCTGGATCACAGGCATTTACAGTTTCTGATGAACCATCAAGCACCCAATATTCTATTCCACGGAGTGGTAATAGTGATACGTTATTTGTCATCAATAAATCAAAAGATTATATTGGATTATGCACTCAGGTCGAATTAACTACATCTACCAATGGTCTATATTTTAGAAATGTTAATTCCAATAATGATAGTAGAGATTATCGCTATTCATTAACATCCAATTTTGATCAAGTTACCGCAAAAGCGGAAAAGATTGTAGCAAGAGTTTCTGTATCAACTGATCATGGTTTACTTGATGGTGATATTATTAACCTATCAGTCAAACCAAATCAGTCTGTTGGAATAGGAACTTCTACATCAGTTTATGTAAAATACAACTCATTATTTGATAAATTGCTTATCAACCCAGTTGGTTTTAACTCATCATCAGTAAATCAAAATGAAAATTCATTAACATTAGTTGATCATGGTCTTAAGACCGCCGATAAAGTTTTTTATGATGCTACTGACCAAATAATATCTGGATTAAATACTGGAACATATTATGTCTATAGAATAGATGATGATAATATTAATTTGACAAATACTAGATATGATGCCACATCAAATCCCCCATCGGTAGTAAGTTTTGGATCTACTGGTGGATCGTACCAACAACTATCTAAAGTCAATCCAAAAATACATGTTATAAGAAATAACAATCTTGTATTTGATGTCTCACATCCTTCATTAAGTGGATATAATTTTAAAATTTTCTATGATAATAATTTTAATAACGAATTAGTTTCTATAGGATCAACTACAGAGTTTACTACAATTGGTTTGGGAACCGTTGGTGTAACTACTACAGCAACCTTTACATTAAAATATAATGATAATTTGCCAAGTAAATTGTATTATCAATTGGAAAAGGGTGGATTTATAAGCACGGCAGATAGGGAAGTAGATAATTATTCAGAAATACTATTCACTAATAGTGAATATACAGGAACATATAATGTAAGTAATGTTAAAGATTTAACATATGATATATCTTTAGGTGCTATTCCAGAAAATTTAAATTATAATCAAGCATCTACAAGTACACTTAATTATTCATCAACATCTACAAATGTAAGTGGCGGTGTATCTAAGGTTAAGATTTCATCTGGTGGATCAAATTACAAAAAAATTCCCACATTTGTGGAAATAGTTTCAACTTCTGGTCAAGATGCTGATGTTTCTCTTTCATCATCATCTATCGGTAGAATTAATTTGACGACAATTGAAGATCCTGGATTTGATTTTTCATCCGATAAAACACTATCACCTCAGGCATACATATCTCCGCTCATAAGTCTATCTAACAATGAAAAAATAGATGATATTGAGATCATATCTAGTGGTTCTGGATATACAACCCCACCAGATTTAGTAGTTGTTAACCCAGAAGATGGATCTGTGTATGAAGATGCTGTTATAGAGTGTGAAATTCAAGGATCGTCAATATCCAGAGTTAACATAATAGAAGGACCTAAAGGATTATCTTCTGTTAGATCTAAAATTTATGCTACAAATAATAGTAACGGGGTTTCCGTAACTAAGGCATACTCATCATCTTCTGGAATAGTTACATGTGTCTTATCAACTCCAATTTCGGGATTTAGACCCTCTACAGTACCATTTTCTGTTGGGGATATGATTTATGTTGAGGGTATGAAAAAAGATTCTACTGATGACAGTGGTACAGGATTCAACTCAGAAGATTATAACTACACTCTCTTTACTGTATCTGCATATAGAAATACCAATCCTGCAGAAGTTGAGTATGATCTATCAGACTACACTTTAAATGCGGGAGTAGTTGAGACTAACCAAAATTCCTTTGCCAATATAATTAATCAATCATCATACCCAACATTTAATGTTTTACAAAGTCCCAAATATTTTACAGTCGGTGAAAAAATTCTAACAAAATCAAATGATTCGGTAGTTTTGAGAGATTTGATTGTTTCTGATAATCTTGATGATTCTATAAAAGTTTATGGATCTTACATCTTAAGAAAAAATGATGTAATTATTGGAAAAGATTCTGGAACTGTAGCTACAGTAAGTAATATTGTAGAAAACAATAGTGGCATATTTAAAGTTGATTACAGTTTAGTAACAAATTATGGGTGGTCCAACGATACTGGTAAGCTTAGTGAAGATTATCAAGTTCTTCCCGATAATGACTATTATCAAAATTTATCTTATAGTATAAAGAGTCCTATAACATATGATCAATGGGTAGATCCGGTAAACAGACTTGTACATACAACGGGTTTAAAAAACTTTGCAGATACTGAAATTTTAAGTTCAAAAAAAGTTTCTGCTGGAAATACAGCATCTTCAGTAAGTTTTGCATTGATTGACTTTATTAGTGATAATAGAGTTGATACAATCAATAGTTTTGATCGAGCAATAGACTTTGATGTAATTTCAAATAGATCAAAATTCTTAAAACTACGCAATAAAAAATTAAGTGATTATATCTTATGTAAAACCAATAGAGTTCTAAGTATTGATAATATTAGCCCATTGTTCAATAACACCAGTTCAAATCAATCATTTAGATTAAATTATTCTACTATCGATAGATTTGTTACTACTAGAGGTTATAATAGATTTTTAGTCCAATTTGTTGGAGTTGGTACTAATAGTGATGAAAGGCAGGTTTCTGAGGTTGTTGTTGTCAATAGCAAGGATAATGATCCAATAATTGTTGAAAAATCATCCATTTTTACTGGTAAAAATAAATTAGGTGATATTGAAGCGATAAAGTATAGTAATACAGAAACGAGTGTCAACTTTTATCCAACAGATATTTACGGATCTGATTATGATATTAAGGCAATTAAAAATGAGTTTAATAGCACACTTGCAGGAATCAACACAGAAACACTAGGATTTGTCAACTTGATAGGTAGCAATTCAATAGTTGGTTCTGGATTATCATCAACTTTATATTCAATTAATTCAAATGACATAGAGTCTTTATTTGTAAATATAGAGTTAACTGATAATACAACGAAGGATAAAACCCTTGTCGATCTATTTTTAGATCATGATGGGTCTAATACTTCTAAATCAGAATTTTTCTTTACCAATGATGTATCATCTCAGTTCTCTAACTCTGGAAATTATATTGGAACAGTTACATCATACATAGACAACGGTATTTTATCGTTGAATTATGAGAATACAGGATTAAATGATGTTTTAGTAAGAGCAAGAATAGTTGGTTTTGGTCTTACAAGTGCTGGAACTGGAACACACATCTTTAAGAATGAAGATCAATCGGATAATTCTGCCAAATTTGGCAGAATAGAATCAATTTATTCTATTTCTTCTGGAATAACAACAGTAGCATCATACGACATAAGTGATGTTACTTCTATTAAGACTACAGCAAGAGTTTCCTATGGATCTTTTGGAACTATTAATGCTTTACATCAAGTACTAACAACACACAACGAAATTGATTCTGTTTCAATGTCATATCCATTCCTTGCAATTAATAATGTAAGTGGAATTGGTACATTTGGATCTACACTCGATAATAATCAAATTAATCTAATATTCTATCCTGATGGTGACATTACTGGTGATGTTACAATTCAACTTTATAATGAGATTTTGCAAACGGAAAGTGATATTGTAAATGTACCACAATCACTAACATATGGAACAGTAACTGAAGATGTAATTACTACACAATTTAATGGAATCTATGGATCCAGAAATGATAGACTTGAATTTGACTTGAAACACAACGAAACACCAATTTTTGAGAAGCAATTTAATCCAGAATCTTCTGTCGATCTTGCTACTGGCATTTTTACTATAGATAATCACTTCTTCAGTACCGGTGAAAGATTATCATACACACCAAGATCAACTTTCCCCGGAGAATCTTTTTCTTCATTAGTAATGTCAAATTCTTTAGTGTTACCTTCTGAAGTATATGCCATAAAGCTCAATAACAGACAATTTAAATTGGCGACTAGTGAATCGAATGCAAATTCTGGTATATCAATAACATTCAATTCTTTTGGTAGTGGAAATGGTCATACTTTAGAAATGTATAAAAAGATGGAAAAATCTTTGATTACTGTCGATGGATTGACCCAATCTCCATTATCATTTACACCGATAGTACATAATCTTTATGATAATGGTGGCAGTGTTTCGGTTGGGAGAACATATTTTTCATTATCTGGAATATCTTCTGTATTTCCTGGAGATATACTTAAGATTGGAACTGAATATGTGAAAGTTGAATCGGTTGGTATTGGAACAACCTCAGAGGGACCAATCACTTCAGTTGGATCATTCAATTTGGTAAAGGTTAACAGGGGATTTGTTGGATCTTCTGCTACCAGTCATACTGATGGGTCTGCAATTAGGGTATATACAGGATCATTCAATATTGTAAGAAACAAGATTTATTTTACTGAACCACCATACGGAAATAATTTAGCATTAGTTGACGATAATGGTTTACCAACACCAAGATCATCATTTGGTGGTAGAGTTTATTTAAGACAGGACTATTCCACTAATGTAATATATGATGATATTAGTGCAAGATTTACGGGAATTGGTGCTACCTATACTTTAACTCTTGAAGGATCGAATACAACAGAAACGGAAAATGGTAGTGGACTTGTTTTTATCAATGGAATATTCCAAGGACCAATAACTCAGAATAATCCTGGGGGAATTTACAATTATATTACTGACAACTCTGCTGGAATTTCTAGTGTTGTATTTACTGGAATTGTTGATTCTAGTAATGAGATAATTATATCAGATTATGATGTAAATCAAAATCAACTTCCAAGAGGTGGAATGATTGTTTCCCTTGGTTCAACATCTGGTCTAGGTTATGCACCTCTAGTTGGAGCTGCAGTAACTGCAGTTATATCTGCTGGTGTTATTCAAAATACTATTGGTATTGGATCTACGGATGTTCTTGGTTCTGGATATTATGGAAATGTTTCCATAGGTATAACGGATCCAAATCATACAGGTTCTGCTGCAGTAATTCAAGCAACTGTTGGTGCTGGTGGAACATTATCATTTAATGTTATAAATGGTGGTTCCGGATATACATCAACAGCAGTAATTCAAGTACCAGAACCAAGTTATGAGAATCTTGAAGTTATTGGAGTATCTCGATTGGGTATAGGACAGACTACAGACACTGGTAGTGGTCTTTTAATGAATATTGAAGTTGGACCTTTCAACTCCAGTGTTGGCATTGGTTCTACTTTATTTACAGTTAAAAACTTTAAAATTACTAGACCTGGATGGGGATTTAAAATTGGGGACAAATTTAAACCAGTGGGATTAGTTACTGATAAAAATCTTCAATCACCAATTGACGATTTTGAATTGGAGGTTTTGGACATATTTAATGATAAGTTTTCTTCTTGGCAATTTGGTGAATTGGATTACATTGATCCTATTGCAACGTTACAGGACGGAGTTAGAACTAGATTCCCACTGGAATATAATGGAGATTTGGTTAGTTTTGAGATTGATTCTAATGATGTAGATTCTGCAGAAATAGATATTAATTCCATTCTTCTTGTCTACATTAATGGTGTACTACAGGAACCTGGAGATGCTTATAGATTTGAAGGTGGCACATCTATAGTATTTGCCGATCCACCAAAACCATATGACATAGAAACTTTAGAATCTGGAGATAAAATTGACATATTTTTCTATACTGGAACAAGGGATGTTGATAGTGTATTAGTAACTGACATATCACCCACAATAAAGAGTGGTGATATTGTTAATGTTAAAAAACTCAATTCCGTCCTTGAACAAGATCAAAGAACTGTTTATAACATTAATACCTCAGATAAAATAGAAACTAATATCTATAGCGGAGTTGGGGTTGATGATGAAGTCTATAGAGATATGAGTTGGACTAAACAAAAAATTGATAAAATTATTAATGGTGAAATTACATATAAATCAAGAGATTCTATTAAATCTCAGATTTATCCAACATCCAAAGTTATTGGCGATTTCTCTGCTACCGATACTGAAATATTTGTCGATAACGTAAGTCTCTTTAATTATGAAAATGGTATTGCCAGCAATACTATAGATGCTTTAATTGTCGATTCTTCTTCAAATCCAGTTTCTGCTGCCATAACTGCGACGGTTTCCCCAGAAGGCACCATATCATTGAGCATTAATGATGGTGGATCTGGTTACTCCAATACACCTTCTATTAAAATATCTGCACCAAAGAGAATTGGTGTTGGAATTGGAACAACAGCAACTGCCATTGTTTCATCAGTTAATTCTAATGGCAATATTACAGGGTTGACTGTAACAAATGCTGGATTTGGATATACACCTGATGCACCACCACAAGTTATAGTAGAATTGCCCAATATTGTACATGAATCAATTGAAAATATTACATCTATTTCTGGATTTGATGGTACTGTGACAGGAATTGATACTGCGGTCGGCACAAATGGAAATGCATTGGCACTAAAGTTTACATTAAATGCATCATCATTTAGTGATCTTCAGGTAGGATATCCAATTTATATTTTCAACACAAGTATTGGATCTGGTGTAACATCAATTGATGGATCAGATTCTTCTATAGTTGGTGTTGGAACTACTTTCCTAGACAATGTTTATGTGGTAAATTCAATTTCATCATTTGGAACAACTGGAATTGTAACTTGCAATATTCATTCATCAACATCAACCATTGGTCTTTCTACTTCTGGTGATGTAACAGATCCAAGAGGATTTTTCTCTTGGGGAAGAATTTCTGGATTTACTAGATCTTCTTCACCTATAGCAATTGGTGTAACTGGATTGACCGTTGATCAAGAATTATCATCATTCCCGACGATTCAAAGGCGTGGGTATGGTTTAAGAAATACAGGATCTTTAAGATAATTAAAACAACTATAAATATAGAAAAAAGCTATTACGATGGCGGCAATTGTAACAGACCAGTTTAGAATATTAAATGCGGAAAATTTTGTAAATTCCGTTACTGATTCTTCAAATTCATATTATGTTTTTGTAGGACTTTCAAATCCAGATGTTGTTGGATTTGGTAGAACAACCGATTGGGATACAAATACTCCAGACCCAACAGATAGTTTTGACTATCTCAAGTTTACTGGTGATAATATGTCATTCGGTAAGAAAGTAACTTCAGCAAATATTAAGAGGGTTGTTAGAAGAATTGATTGGGTGCAGGGAACAAAATATGAAATCTATCGACATGACTATAGTTATCCAAACAATACATCACCCATTACAAAATCTGCAAGACTTTATGATGCAAATTATTATGTAATGAATAGTGAATATAAAGTTTATATATGTATTGATAATGGTTCGTCTGGTATCAATACTTCCGGAAATGCATCTTTAGACGAACCGACATTTACGGATTTAGAACCATCTAAGGCAGGTGTTAGTGGTGATGGTTACGTGTGGAAATATCTTTATACAGTTTCTCCAAGTGATATTGTAAAATTTGATTCTACAGAATACATTTCTCTGCCAAATGATTGGGCATCATCTTCAAATGCCCAAATTTCTGCTGTCCGTAGTAATGGAGATTCTACCGTTAATGAAAATCAAATAAAGAAGGTTTATATTGAAAATAGAGGTTTTGGGTACGTAGAAGGTTCCTTTGAAGTAGATATCCTTGGTGATGGAACTGGTGGAAAAGTAATTGTTGATGTAGATTCTAATGGGAGAATAACAAATACCACAGTTTCATCCGGTGGAAAGGGGTATACTTATGGAATAGTTGACCTTGGATCAATCAATACAAATGCTTCCATTGATGCGAATTTAATACCAATAATTCCTCCCTCAAATGGGCACGGATATGACATTTATAAAGAACTTGGTGCGGATAGGGTTCTTGTTTATGCAAGATTTGATGACTCGACAAGAGATTTTCCTACAGATGTAACATTCTCACAAATTGGAATTGTAAAAAATCCAACAGAGTACACATCAAATACAATATACGCAGAAAATCAATTCTCATCATTGGGTGCAATAAAGTTTGATGGCACTATAACTGGATCAGTATCAGTTGGCGATAAGATTAGTCAGTCTGTTACTGGTGGTACTGCTAAAGGATTTGTTGCATCATATGATGAAGAAACTAAAGTTCTAAAATATTTCCAAGATAGATCTTCATATTTAAATCAAAATACATTTAATAATAAAGATTATTCTGGTGTTACAATTTCCGCAAAGGTATTAGACTTTGAATCTTCATCTTCTCCGGTGACATCCAATTTAGGTTTCTCTGCAGGAATACACACATCATTTACGGGAATTAGTACAAATCCAACGGGTACTAAATTAATTTCATTGGGAACTCAAATTACACAAGGTCTTGGTGATCCTGAGATAAATAAAACGTCGGGAGACATTATATACATTGACAATCGTCCCGCTATCATCAGAAATTCTAGACAAAAAGAAGACGTTAAAATTATCCTGGAATTCTAAAAAATGCCACAGAAAACGAATCTCAATATAAATCCATACTATGACGATTTTGATAAGTATGATAACTTTTACAAGGTTTTATTCAAACCAGGGTATCCAATCCAAGCTAGGGAGCTAACTACTCTTCAGTCTATTTTACAGAATCAAGTAGAGTCATTTGGTAGCCATATTTTTAAAGAAGGATCAATGGTTATCCCGGGTGGGGTAACTTTCGATGACAACTACAATTCAGTTAAATTAAATTATGATCATCTTGGTATAGATGTAAAAGTTTATGCTAATAATTTAGTTGGGAAGAAATTGAGAGGTCAAACCTCTGGCGTTGTGGCTGTTGTTGATAGATGGTCCGATATATCCGAGTCTTCAGGAATAACAGATTTAACTTTATTTGTAAAGTATTTAAACGCTGCAGATAATAACGAAGCAGATTCTTTTAGTGATGGTGAGGTTCTAATAACTGAAAGTGGTTTTACTTATGGGAATACAATAGTAAATTCTGGCGAAACAGTAGCAACACTAGTATCTGAAAATGCAACTGCTATTGGAAGTGCGGTCGGTATTGCTAGTGGGGTTTATTTTATTAGAGGAACTTTTGTAGATGTAGATAATGATAAAATCATTCTGGATGCATATAAGTCAAATTCTTCTTACAGGGTTGGACTAACAATCACTGAAGAAATTATAACTGCTAAGGATGATATATCATTATATGATAATGCAAAGGGATATTCAAATTATGCTGCTCCAGGTGCAGATAGATTAAAAATTTCTTTAACTTTATCCAAGAAATTACTAACAGACTTTGATGATAAAACTTTCGTCGAATTAATTAGAATTGAAGATGGTGAAATTAAAAAATTACAAAATAAATCAAACTACAATTTAATTAGAGACTACTTTGCTAAAAGAACGTATGAAGAATCTGGCAATTATGCTGTAGATGAATTTGGTGTAGAGGTATGTGATTCTTTAAATGATGGTTTATCTAATGGTGGAGTTTATGCTGATAATCAAAAAACCGATCAAGGAAACACACCATCTGAAGATCTATTAACCGTAAAAGTATCTCCAGGAAGAGCTTATGTAAAGGGGTACGATATTGAATCAATTTCAACCACAAATCTTGATGTAGAAAAGCCAAGGGATAAAAAAAATATTTCTACATCGTTGATTCCATTTGAATTTGGAACATTATTCCGCGTTAATAATGTTCAAGGAACTCCTCCAATACAAGCCAATAATGCTTCCAATATAGTCAGATTACAAAATCAAAGAAGAGGATCATCACAATCTTCCGCAACTGGCACGGAAATTGGTCAGGCAAGAGTTTATTCCTACAATTTAACGGATGCAACTTATTCTGATGCGTCTAGTGAGTGGGATTTATACCTAATAGATATTCAAACGTATACTATTTTAACGTTAAATCAGTCTATAACCACCGCGCAAGTTCCGGTTAGTTCTTATATCAGGGGTGTAAGTAGTGGAGCGTCTGGATATGTTGCAACAGCACCAGGATCTAGTACTACACTTTCACTCATACAAACATCTGGAACATTTATTGAGGGTGAGCAATTATTGATTAATGAAACCACAGAAATTTCCAGATCAATTGATTCTTTTGTGGAATATGGTATACAAGATGTTAAATCGATATACCAGAATTCAAATTTTATTGACACATCTTTAAAAACTGATTTTATTGCGGATACAGTTCTTCAAAAAAGAAATTCAAAGAACTTTGGAATTTCCGATACTATCAGAATTGCTACTGATGGAACTGTAAGTTGTCCTGGTAAAAACTTTAGTGCAATTAAAGTCGGTTCTATTATAAGATACCAAATACCAGGTTTGAGTGATGAAACTTATAATAGAGTTGTAAGTGTCAATTCAAATAATACAATGACCGTTGCTGCGGTACAGTCCGTAAGTAATGTTTGTAGTGGTGCTCTCCCATCATCCAATGTGGATGTCAGATTCTCTATTGGAGTTCCATTAGTAAAAGAATCTGGTGGTCTTTATGCACCATTGGAAGAAAAAAATATTTCTTCAGTAAATCTTTCAAGATCTAATTTATTAGTATCAAAACAACTAACGGAACAAGAAACTTCATCTACCGGAAGTTTGTCTATTAATGTTTCTGCTACTGGAATCAGTAGTGCTTTCTTCGAACCCTTTGATGCTGAAAGATATTCTGTTTTCTACTCAAATGGAACTATTGAGGACTTAACAGCAGATCAAGTATCTTTGAGTTCCAATGGAGAAACTGTGACATTAACAGGATTATTGCCAAATCAAACAAATCCAAATTATGTTACGGTAAATACAACTGTTAAGAAGAATTCTATTAAGAATAAGTCTAAAATTCTTTCCAGAAGTCAAAAAGTAACAGTAAGCAAATCAATATCTGGTGTTTCTACGGAAACTAGTGGTCTTACTGAGAGTCCTTATTATGGAACAAGAGTTCAAGACAGAGAAATATGCCTGAATTTCCCAGATGTCACTAATGTTTTATCTGTTTATGAATCTTATGATACGTCTGCACCCACTTTAGATTCCATCGAGTTTCCATCTGGACTGCAGTTAAATACAAGTTCTATTCTTGGAGAAAGGATCATTGGTACTGATAGTGGTGCGATTGCACAAATTGTAACTAGAGTATCATCTACCGAAGTTGAAATTGTATATCTAAATTCTAATCAATTTATAGTTGGCGAAGTAGCATCATTTGAAGAATCTAATATTGTATCTACTGTACAAAATGTAAATTCTGGTAATTACCAGAATATTACTAGCAAGTTTAAATTAGATAAGGGTTCTAAGGAACAATTTTATGATTATTCCAAGTTAGTAAGAAAAAATGATGGTTATATACCAACATATAGATTATTAATTATTTTTAATCATTACACAATTCCATCAAATGATTCTGGCGATCTATACACTGTAAATTCTTACAGTAGTGAGAGATATAAAAAAGATATTCCACAAATAACTGATACAATTCGTTCAAGTGATACTCTCGATTTTAGACCGAGAGTTGCAGAATTTACTTCAACAACATCATCACCATTCTCATTTACAAGCAGAAATTTTGCAGCGGCTGGAGTTAATCCAACCCTAGTAGTTTCTCCTGGAGAAAGTTCTTTAGTTGGATATGATTTTTACCTACCAAGAATTGATAAAGTAGTCCTCAATAAAGAAGGATTTTTTAGTATTATTAAGGGAACATCTGCAATAAATCCAAAAGAACCAGCAAATGTTGATGATGCTATGGAAATAGGATCAATATATCTACCTGCATATCTCTACGATCCAAGAGATGCAAAGGTGGTTATGGTCGATAATAGAAGATATACGATGAGAGATATTGGAGAAATTGAAGACAGGGTTGAAAATCTAGAATCTACCACATCATTGTCTTTATTAGAACTTGACACCAAGACTTTACAGGTTAGAGATGCGGATGGTTTAGATAGATTTAAATCTGGATTTTTTGTAGATGACTTTAAAGGTGCGGATAGACTTGATAGAGCACAGACAACGGCGGACATCGATACTTCAAATAACGAACTTGTCACACCTATCGATTTCCACTCACTATCACCTCAACTAGCACTTGATCCATCGATCAATTTAGAAACTGCTAACTTTAGTGAGAATCTAGATCTTCTTGACCCCAATGTCCAAAAGACTGGTGACTTGATCACACTCAAGTATACTGAAAAGTCTTGGATTGAACAACCACTAGCAACTAGGGTTGAAAATGTCAATCCATTTAACGTCATTGAGTTTAATGGTGCTATAGAACTAAGTCCAAAGACTGATAGTTGGACAAGAACTATTGTCAGAGATGGTGGAGATAGGACTGTTGGTGGTTCTGGTTTTGCTACTAGAGTTGTTGGAACACAGACTATTCTTTCTTCGTCGGTAGCAGATCCATATATTCGTTCTAGAAATGTAATGTTTAAATCCATTGGATTGAGACCTTTGGCTAGACATTATCCATTCTTTGATAGTACAAGTGGATTAGATATAATTCCAAAACTTGTAGAAATTTCCATGTCATCAGGAACTTTCCAAATTGGAGAGACTGTAAGGGGTTATATTGGAGGATCGAATATATTTACTGCTAGAATTGCTCAACCAAATCACAAAACAGGTCCATTACAAAATCCAACAACCACATTTAGTTTAAATCCATATAATAAGTCAATTACACTTCCATCTTCTTATTCAGCATCATCATCAATTTTAAATATTGATATTGAATCTTTACAGGAAGAAGTTCTTGGAAAATATAGTGGATATATTACTAAGGGAATGGTTGTTATTGGAGAAACAAGCAATGCTCAAGCGTCTATTTCAAATATTAGACTGGTAGCTGATACATTTGGAGACATATATGGATCTTTCTTCTTTAGAAATCCATTATCAAATCCAGCACCCCCTCTGAGATTCACAACTGGTACAAAGACATTTAGATTAACATCAAGTTCCACAAATGAATCTCAACTTCCAGGAAGCACCCTTATTAGTAGTGCAGAAACTAACTACACTACAACTGGAAGAATAAACACATTTGAAAGGGTAACCTTGGTTGAAAGATATGATCCTCTTGCACAATCATTCACTGTAGATGAAACTGGCGCATTCTTAACTAGTTTCGATATTTACTTTGCAAATAAGGATGATAACGAAAAATTATTTGTAGAACTAAGAACGGTTGAACTTGGGACACCTACAAAAGTCCTTGCATCAGAATATTCAAGAGTTACAGTTGAACCATCTGAGATACAAACTTCTAGAGATGCTTCGGTAGCAACCAATATTTCATTCCCATCACCCGTTTATCTTGAAGCAGATACTGAATATGCTTTGGTACTCCTTTCTCCATTCTCAGATCTCTATGAGGTGTGGATTGCTAGAATGGGTGAAAATACCGTAAATAGTACAAATCTACCAGATGCTGAAAGTGTAATTGCAACTAAACAATATGTTGGTGGAAGTCTATTCAAGTCTCAAAATGGGACAATCTGGACTACCAATCAATTTGAGGATCTTAAATTTAAATTATACAAAGCAAACTTTACTAAAAAACCAGGAGTAGCATATTTCTATAATCCACCACTTGCAACTAGAGATACTAACGTCGGCAAACTTAATGAAAATCCAATCAAAACTTTACCAAGAAAGATTAAGGTTGGCATTACACCAACGTCATCAATTGATTCCGTATTAACAATAGGAAGAAAGGTCAGTGATAGTACTTCATCATCTGCAATAACCGGATATATTGAACAAGTTGGTGGAATTTTGAATACTGTAAATACAATTAATGTTGGTGTTGGATACAGTGACGGAACATTTACCAATGTAGACTTCTACAGTATTACTGGTTCTGGAAGCGGAGCAAAAGGGACGGTAGTCATCTCAGGTGGTGTAGTATCAGGAAATCCTACAATTACAACAGCAGGAAATGGATATGTTGTTGGTGATATTATTGGAATTACAACATCCAGTGTAGTAAAAGGTAAAAATGCCCAAATTTCTGTAACTACTCTTAATGGAAAAGACACACTATACCTAACAAATGTTCAGGGTGAAGAATTTACTACTGGTGAAAATTTAGTAGCATATTCAGGTTCAACTCCAACCACATATCCATCTGTCGATATCTTAAATTCTTCTGTAGTCAGTAATTTATATGATGGAAGAGTGATTGAGGTAACACAACCAAATCATGGTATGCACGCAGATAATAATATTGTTATCTTAGATGATATTGATCCAAATACAATTCCAACAACATTAAATGCCAACCTTGCGGTAAATGATGTTACAATATCCGTTGCAAATACATCAATATTTGCAACATTTGAAGGAATTTCCACATCACAAGGATACTTGAAAGTTAATAATGAAATCATTTTCTACAATTCAATTGTATCTGGTTCTGGTGGTGCAGGAACCTTGGGAATTGGATCTAGGGGTGTTAGTGATTCTCTCATCAGGACTCATAGCATTAATGATAAAGTTTATCCTTATGAGTTAAATGGCATTTCTTTAACAAGAATTAATACCCAACATAACTTACCTGCAGATTCTGCACTTAAATCCAAGAGAGATTTTGATACATACCACATACAAATAGATCGTGGTTCTAGAGTTTCTGGAGATTCTCAATTAAACTTTGCTGATGAGAATATTGTTGGTGGTGTAAATGCCTCAGCATCTAAGAATATTCAGTTTAATAGAATTGACCCCCAGTTTAGCGTTTTATCTCCGGGCGAATCAACTAAGATTACTGCACAAATTAGAACAGTTTCTGCAACTAGTTCTGGCGGTACTGAAATATCATTTATTGATCAGGGGTATGAAAATGTTGAGTTAAATAATGTAAATCAATTGACAACATCAAGACTTGTTGCATCACAAATTAATGAAACAACACGTCTTTCCGGGTTACCGAAGAATAAATCATTCACTCTCGGTTTGAATATGAGCACGAATGATTCAAATCTTTCACCAGTAATTAATGTTTCATCCTCATCGATAGTATTTGGTAGAAATCGAATAAATAATCCTATCGCAAATTATGCTACAGACGGTAGATTTAAAAATATTGAGGGAGATCCACATGATGCAGTTTATGTATCCAGTATAGTAAGATTGAAGCAACCAGCAACTTCTATTAAAGTTCTCCTTTCAGCATATCGCCATTCATCTGCAGATTTTAGAGTTCTTTATCAACTTTTTAGAGCAGATTCAAATGGAATTGAACAATCATATCAATTGTTCCCAGGATATGATAATCTCAAAGATCTTGATGGTGATGGATTTGGGGAAACTATTATCAATCCATCATTAAATAGTGGAAGACCTGATGCATTTGTTCGCTCAAGTAATGATCAAGAATTTCTAGAATATCAGTTTAGCATTGATGAACTTGAACAATTTAACGCTTTTAGAATTAAAATTGTTATGAGCGGTACTGATGAAGCAAAATATTTAAGATTTAAAGATTTTAGAGCGATAGCCTTAGCATAATATGAAAAAAGTTGAAGGACATAAGTACCTGTTTCGTGAAGATTCGGGTGCTATTGTAAATATGAATACTGACGATTATAATCAATATATTAGACTAAGAAATGATAGAAAAAAGCAAAGAGAAGAGATTGAGGGGTTGAAAAAGGATATTGATGAAATAAAGTCACTACTCATGGAGATTATCAATGGACCCAAATGAGATTCAACTTGAATCGATGAACAAAATGTTTGAATATGAAAAGTATTCCAGATTGATAGACGATTTGAATTTAGATGAATTAAAAATTTTTGCCAAGTCGTATGTTAAACTATACTTAAAACAGCAAGAGGTTATCTCTAATTTTTAATCTAAATGGTTCTTAGTAAATATAAATATTTTTAAGTATTAAAAATCAACAATGTCAGTATACGTTAATAATTTAACAATAAATCAAAACACTGACTTTGAACAGACCTTTACTTTAGAAACTGGTGAAAAT